ATATCCTGTTGTTCCTGCTAAGGTATTTGGTTTTCCTGGTGCTCTATACATCCTATCCATCTTAACTTCAGTATATTCCATAACATCCTTAATCCAAGACTTAAACATATAACCTTCTTCAGTTACACAGATAAGATGGTTAGTTCCTCTACGCATTACTTCACCAACCAATCCAGTATTTAAGTTTTCAACTTTGTCCCCGATTCTAAAAATTTTCCCTCTCACATAGTTCTCACGAAGGTTTTTCATATCATATTTTGGAGCAATCTGCCAAAGTTGATAATTTTCTTTTTTGACCTTTACTTTCTTTGCACCCATTCCCTGACGAACAGCATCAAATAGAGTTTGAGTGTCTCCATCGTCAAGTGTCTTTGGTGTTCCTCTGCGGAATGATTCAAAGTCATCATCCATAACTGCCTTTCTCATTTTGGATGCAGACATTCCTTCTACACCTTCTGCATCAGCATCACGAACTCCAGCAGAAATTACACGAATTTGATCAAAAGTATAGAGTTCTCCATTATACTTTTGTGCAAGGTTTTCAAACTCTGCTTGACGATCGGATCCAACAACAATATTTACATTAGTATACCCATCTTCATTTGCTGCAACAAGAACATTAAAAATAGTCTTCATATCAGGATCGTTGATGATGTTATCTTTAAATTCTGGGAACATCAACTTCATATACTTAATCTTCTTACTTGGATCCAAAGGATTTTTCTTTGGATCTTGAGATCTTGATGGATAGATCTTAATATCTCCACCAGTCGAAATTCTCTTTGCAGACTTCAGAAGTTTTTCGTGACCTACTGTTGGTGGGTTGAAACGACCAAACACAACAGTCAGAGGGGGTAGTTCTTGTTCTGGTTCCCCTTCAGGTGCTGCTCCTGGTGCCTGGGGGGCGGCAGGAACTGGTGCAGGTGCTGCTTGAGGTTGCTGTGCTACAGGTGCTGCTCCCGCCTGTTTTGGTGCTGCCTCAGGTTCCTGTGCTGCTGCCTGGCGACCATCAGTAAATTTAAGTTTTCCTTTATCTGTACGAGCAACAAGTTTACCGGAACGATCCAACCATCCTCCGTGACCGTCTCCCTTCAGACCCAGTTTTTGAGCCTGCTGAGATGCTTGTGATTGCGTTGCTTCTGATAAAAATCTTGAAAAACTCTTCATATTGTTTGTTATTATACCTTTATTTATTTGTTTAGTATATCTTTAAAAACGGACCATTTGCGGAACCAAACTCTTTCTTTGCACCATAATACAAAACTCTGCACCAGTTTTTCATTTCACCTTTTTTAGAAATTTTTACCCAAGTATTTGCCCACTCCATCGCTATAAGTTTTGAAGAGAACCTTCCTGCAGAACTTCTATCACTCGCGTTCGTTTCATATATAATTGCATTTTCTAGAATATCTTCGAAAGTATCTCCTATTTTTTTACCATCTTGATATACAGCAACCTCACCAAAATCAATCATAGGATTATTTTTCAAAGTATTAAATAAATTTATCCAATATTTTTTATCAGTATCATTCCATTTACCAACAGCAGGAATATGTGGATGTTTAGATGCAGAAGATGGTCTACTCATTCCCAAATCAGAAAAAAACTTATCCATCGCAACACTAGAAACTTTTCCAAGTTTTGCTCCAGCATCTTTTCCTTTTGGAGTTAAATCAGTTTGAACTACATTTCTTGCTTGTGAGTATTGAAAATTTCTAGACTGCCCGTGTATTTGACCTCCAGATTCAGTTTTTAAATCAAATCCAAGTTCTCCAGTATCGAACAAATAATTTTGCTTTTTCCCTAGAGTAAGAGTACATTTTAAAGAACCAGCAATAAGATCAATATCAACTCTACCAGTTTTATCTCCACCCATATTTGCTAGTTCTACACTGGCAACTTTTTTGTTCTTAGATATTGCCTTTAAAGAAACGCCGATTAATGTCTTATCTTCCAACGCCTCTTTCATATAAGTATTCAAAAGAGAAAGATTTGCTTGCTTACTAATTCCATCAATATTTGTAAGTTCCTTTATTGTCCCTTCAATTGTTTTCTTCATATTTTTTTTAACCATAACAATATCCATAGGATTCCATCTATCTTTAACAGAAACTCCACAATCCTTTTTAGCTATACCTTCAATATAAGGCATTATTCCAGAATCTCTAGAATACTCATATCCCTTATTGGAACCTAGAAATTTTTTTAATGCGGCAACTTGTTTCCTATAAGTCTCTTTCCATTCTGCATTATAACCATCATAAACTTTCAACATAACTGCATCAGAGGGTTCTTTCCCTGTTTCAATTACAGATTCAAAAAAAACTCTTGAACCATTTTCCTGTTTGGCAGTTTCTGTAGCACTAGTAGCCATCAGTTATTAATACTTTTTAAGTATTTAGAATGGAGAATAGCGGACTCGAACCGCTGACATCCTGCTTGCAAAGCAGGCGCTCTACCAACTGAGATAATTCCCCAAGTTTAGACATTATAAAACCCACTCAACTAAAAGTCAAGTGGGTTGGAGCAACCTTCCGTGGTTATTTATCAATCAAGTCAATTCCGTTGGATAATGTTCAAAATCAGTATTTATTTTCTTTTTCCTTTTCTTCGCTTCATTTACTGAAGTAAGTGTAAATAACCCAGAATGCTTTTCACCAAACTTTCTTACAATTGTTCCTGCAAGTTTATTTGCTTCGTTTTCTGTTGGGGTTCCAGCGTGACCACTTCCTGTTACTCCACGTTTATGCTGACGATAATGAGTAAGTTCGTGTGCAAGAGTTCTTAAAATATCCATCGTCTGGCGATCTTTAATATCAATCACAATACGATTATCTTTAATCTGTCCAAATGCTGCGATTCTCTTTGCAAATCTTGGGTCATCAACAAAATGTATTTTTGGAAGTTCTTTGATGTTCAGTTCTCTCTTTACGAATGGAAGAAAGTTATGAACGATTTTTTCAAAGTCTTGTTTTGATATTCCTTCAGCAACAAAAGACTGAGAAATGTTGAACATTCCACAGTCTCTTTGAAGTTTTCTCCACTCAGAAAAGTACATTTTTGTTTTCTAAGTATTTATTATTCGCTTACAACAGAACCAATACCATCATCAAGTTGTTGAACTACTGAACGAATATCAGTAATACGAGGAGGAACACTTACTTCATCATAAGTATAACCTTTTTGAGCATCAAATAGAACTTGACGGACTGCTGCTGCTTGACGAGCATCCATTTTAATTGTTACTTGTTTTTCTTTAGTCATACTTCCTCCAAATAATATTTCATATGAGAAAATTTCTTTTCTTTATCACGAATAGTTTTTCCACGAAACCTAAAAAGTTTTTTGTTTCCTTCTTCAGACAACACCCACAATACTGGTCCTGCTGCAGTATTTTGAAACATAAACTTTGACTTTTCAGGTGCTTCAAAAGTTGTTAGAGTTTTCATATTCATAGGTCTCCCTCTACACGATTTTCAGAACGATAAACATCAAAAGCACCTTCAGGATAACGAGCACTCAGTTTCTCGTAGTTCATTTGAAGAATCTCTTCAAAATTAGTATCAAGTGCCATACACGCTTGAGCAAGATACCAACAGATATCGCCAAGTTCACGCTTCAAGTGAAACTGAGTTTCAAGATTATAAGGTTTGCCTTGAAGGAAAACTTTTTTTACAACTTCAGTAAACTCACCTGCCTCCGCACCAATACCAAGAGCAGCAGTAAGAAGACGAGGTACATCCACATCATTTTCTGCTTCCAACTCAGTAAAACGAGAAAGAAGATCTGCGTAGTTGGTGCTTGCTGGACTTGTAGTTTGGCGAACGAATTCAATATATTTGTTTGTATCAATAACTTGAGTCATATTTAAAACTTAAATCCTTCGAATGATTTTTTAGGTTTTGTTTCTTCATAATCATACTCTTCTTCCTTTTTATTGTCAAGGATATCATTTTGAGCAGATTGTTCGCAGTCATAAAGACGCATTTTTGCTCTATCAATACCAATCACAAAACGCTTATGAATGGTAGGATCATTATACCTATTCTTAAGTTGTTTTACAAGAATCTGCCCAAGACCTTCAAGATCCTCTGTAGAAATCAAAGCAAACATCAAGTCAGCAGTAGCAGGAAGACCAAATGACTCTGAAGTATCTGTTAGTTCCACATCAGAAGAACCAAAACCAGATCTCGTTGTCTGTGTTGCGCTAACAATAGGAACATTAAACTCTACGGCAAGACCACGAAGTTCTTCAGCGATTGCCTTGACAAATGTATAAGAATTGATGTTGCTGTTTCCACGATACCTAGAAGAAGAACAAATATTGAGATAGTCAATAAAAATGATATCGGGTTTAAACGACTTCTTAAGTGAAAGTTCATTAAGAAGAGACTTAAAGTGTCCTGCGTGGGCGGAAGCAGTTGGATACTCTTTAATGATTAGAGTACCTTGAGTCTTCTTGGCAAGGTTAGTAACCTTGTTTTCAAACATTTGCTTTGGAAGGTCAACAATATCTTGAATAGGAACATTCAATAGGTTTGCATCAATTCTTTCAGCAATGCGCTCTTCTGCCATTTCCAACGTAATGTACAGAACGTTCCGTCCTTGGAGCAAGACGGAGCTAGCCACATGGCACATGAATAGAGACTTCCCGACGCCCGTACCAGCAAGAGCGATGTTAAGAGTTTTGTTAGGGAGACCACCTTTCGTGATTTTGTTAAAGTATTCGAGATCAAATTCAATTTTATCCTCCTTTTTGTGATATGATTCGTATCTTTGTTCATAGTCCTGTAGATAATCATGTCCAATGTGAGTATCAAAACTTACAGCAAGAGCATCAGAAAGAATAGAAGGGATGCTGTCACGATTTTTCTTTTCATCCTTACCATCGGCAATATGAATACTTTCCATAAGTGCCAAATAAATGGCACGATCACGACACCACTTCTC